TGATGACGGAACTGCAACGAATCACGCGCCGGTAACAGCCGCGCATTTTCACTTTTCTTCGACAGGAGCAACAAATCATGCCCGAGAACAACGCCCTGCTGCAAAAGGCCGACATCGCCCTGAACGATCTCGTCGGCCAAGGTCTGCTCAACCCCGAGATGACGGACACGTTCATCCGCACGCTCATCGACAGCCCGACGATCCTGAACACCTGCCGGGTGGTGACGATGAACGCGCCGACCCGCAAGATCAACAAGATCGGATTCGGAAGCCGCATCATGCACCCGGCCCCCGCGAGCGGAACCGCGCTCGACGCCGGGAAGCGTTCGTCGCCCGACCTCGGCCAGATCGAACTCAACACGAAGGAGGGAATCGCGGAACTGTGGATTCCCTACGACGTGATGGAAGACAATATCGAGCGCGGCAGCATCAATGCGGCGATGGGCGAATCCGGCGGCGGGTTGATGTCCACCATCGTCACGCTGATCGGTGAACGCGCAGCCCTCGACATCGAGGAACTGCTCATCAACGGCGACACCAACAGCGCGACCCCGTGGCTCGCCATGTTCGACGGCTTCCTGAAGCGGGCGACTTCGCACGTCGTCAACGCAGGCGGCGCAACGATCAACAAGGACATCCTGAAGGCGGGCGTGAAAGCGATGCCCGACAAGTATCTGCGGAATCGCTCGCGCCTCGTCCACTACGTTTCGGTGGACAACGACACCGAGTACCGCGATACGTATGCCAACAGGCAAACGGCACTGGGCGACAACATGCTGCAAGGCACCGGCCCGGTGTACGCCTACGGTTCGCAACTGGAATCGGTGCCGCTGATGCCCAACACCAAGGGCCTCTACACCGACCCGCTCAACCTGCTGTTCGGGATTCAGCGGAAGGTGACGATGGAGTACGACAAGGACATCCGCGCCCGCGTTTACATCATCGTTCTCACCTGCCGCATCGCCACGCAGATCGAGGAAACCGATGCCGTCGTGAGCTACGGCAACATCGGCTGACCGACGACGCTGACAGTCTCTCCGTAGTTGCCCTGTCTGGGGTTTAGTGTCATCCTCCACCCCGAGGCCCCCGCAAGGGTGAGCCTCGGGTTTTTTTCATCTACTCCCCAGACAGGAGACATCCAATGGCAGTGACCCGCAAAGCAGCAGCAGTGGCAGCGCAGCCCGACAAGATCGCGGAAGACCCCCGGCAACCCGGCCCCACCCCATCCTTCGCGTATGTGCGCCTCATCAACGGGTGCAGCACCTACGTGACCCCCGCCCGTGAAGTGTTCTATGCCAAGAACGCCGATGGCAGCAAGCGGGTGTACGAGATCGACGCCAAGGACCTCACCCGCATCATCGGCTACAAGGACGACTACAACCGCAAGTTCTTCAAGCAGGTGAACGCCCCTACCGAAGAGGATGTCGCCCGTACCGAGAACATCCTGAAGATGGTGAAGACCGGGGCAGGTGACGATGACGACAAGACCGACGACTTCGACGGCGAGGACGACGAATTGGGGGATACCGGGATCATGCGTCTGCGTGATGGCGACGGCAAACCCGCAGGTGTCAACGTCTGATCGTGCAGATATCTGCAAACTGAAGGGGTGACGGTATGAGCCTGTACGCTGTGATCGATGCTGATGCCGTCATCTCCAAGCTGTCGTTGCAGGACATCGCGGAAGTACGCAGTGCCTTGGAAAACATCCTGCCCGGGGCGCACGCCATCGTGCAGGGAGTGCTGCAAACCCCCTTCGAAAAGACGGTGTACGCTGATCTTTTCTACCTGAACTCCGATTACTACCCTGTCAATCCCAACGGCATGATGTGCTGCCGCTTGCGGCAGGGCTTTGCGTGGGCTGACACCCTGAGCGTCAACATGGGTGGGTCACGCAAGGATGTATTGGCAGAGCCTGTGCCAGTAGCAGCCGACGATTACATGGTCGATGCAGTGCGTGGCTTGGTGAAGGTGGACGAGTCCTTCTCCGGGTTGTGGCTCAAGATCAACTACACCGCAGGGTTCGACAACACGCACAAGCCCCCCGACTGGCTCTATGAGGCAGTGCTGTCCTACCTGCCGCACCTGATCGCACAGCCCACGGGCAGCTTCGACACCAATGCGATGAACGCTGCCAACGAAGCGGCGAAGCGTGACTTCGAAGTGATGGCGAAGATCGTTGACCCCTACCTTCGCAGCAGCAGCTTCCAGTTCCTCCCGGTGTAATGGCCTCTCTTGTAATCGAGATCGATGCCACTCAGGTTGAGGACCTGATGACGGCAGTTGAGGGAGCGCTGAATGTAGAGAACGTGTTGGACACTGCGGCATCCATCATCCTCAATCGCACCCGCTCGCGTTTCATGCAGGAACTCAATCCCGAGGGGGAACCGTGGATACCCTCGGCAGCAGGGGTCAAGCGTAGACAGCACGGCGGCACCGGCACCCTGCGCGACACCGAAACCCTCTGGCGATCCATCCAACTAGCCCCGCACACAGGTGATCTGTTTGGTGATGTGGGGGAACGGGTCATCAATGCCGGGGCGTGGTCCAAAGGGGGCGTCGAGTACGGGCACTTCCATCAGTTCGGCCTTGGGCAGGAGAAGCGCGAGTTCCTTGGCATCCCCCTGAGCGACATCGAACTGTTCGAACATCGCATCCTGCAAAAGGTCGCGGAGGCACTGGGCGTATGAACGATCCTGTCGAGTGTTGGGAAGACCTGATGACCCGCATCAAGCGGGTGCCCGAGTTCGTGGAGAAGACCTACAGCGTGCTGTCCGAGGGCGACCTGATCGCTGTGCTGAAGCTCGCCAAGTATCCGATGGCGGGCGTGATTTACGGTGGTCTTGCCCCCGGCCCGGGTGACGCTTCACGCCAAGGCGTAGCCTGCGACTTCACCTGCACCATTCTCGTCATCGTAGAGGGTGGCGCAGTGGCGGGCATCGACCAGAAGAACGAGGCAGTGCGCCTGCTAAAGGCAGTGCGCGAAGAGATCAAGCGCACGCGCAGCCCCACCATGCACATGTGGCGATTCCGGGGTGAAGTGCCTGCGGGCACCATCGGCAATGCCGTCGTCTACAAGCAGACGTGGAGTACAGCGATCATCACCTGATGCGTTAGGTGGGTACTGAGTACGGCACAATGCAAATTGCAAGAGCGGCCCACGGGCCTTTTCATCAACAGGAGCAATGAACATGACACGTCCTCTCGTACCGAGCCAACTGTTGAAAGGCGGCACCGGACTGCCCGACACCCTGCCCGCCATCATCAGGGGCCTCGCCGGTATCCAGTTCTCCATCGTCGCAGGCGCAGCCGCAGGCTCGCTCAATACGGTCGCGGCGATGCGCGACACCGACTACATCGCCAACGTCCTCGTCCCACCCACCATCGTCACCCCGGCAGTGGCCGAGTCCGACAGCGTGGCGGTCAGTGCCACGGGCGGCGTGTGGAACGTCATCTGGGGCGGCGTCACCTCGGAAGCTCTCGCATGGGACATCTCCGCTGCCAACCTGAAACTGGCGATGGAACGCATGGCGAGCGTCGGCGTCGGCTTCATCACCTCGATCACGGGTGGCCCCGGCGACGTGAACGGCAGCGCCCCCTACGTCATCACATGGAACGCGAGCCTCGGCAACGCGCAAGCCCTAACCACGGTGGCAACCTCACTGACCGGCACCAAGACCGCAGTGGTCACGCCGTCGCAGGGCACCACGCAGGTGTCGGGTACGTGGCTCGATGTCGCCTCCACCTGCACCCCGCAATCGTGCAAGGCGAGCGGCACGCTGACGCTGACCGACGTGCCGCACAACAGCACGAACTTCGTGGTCAACGGCGTCACGTACACGTTCAAGACGACACTGGCCGACTGTCTCGACGGCACGTACATCTACCTGCAAAACGGCATCACGTTCGCGCAGGTGTGCGACAAGATCGCCGCGACGGTCAACAGCTACGAGTCGCGCTACGTCGGCGGTCTGGGGTGGCATCACAACAGCGGCTACAACGATCCTGCCGTGTACGCCACGTCCAACAACGTCAATATCGTCACCTTCACGTCGCTTCGTGAAGGCGCGGGCAATGGCCCGGTGGTTGTCGGCACGGTCGCCACGCTCGCGGAAACGACGACCGATCCGGCTGCGCCCTACGTGACGACCTCGACGGTGATCGAGAACAACACGATCACGGTCAACGGGGTCACGTTCACGGCGAAGGATGCCCCGGCTACGGCACTGCACTTCGATGTCAAGCTCACCGACATCGCGCAGGCCGACGAGATCGCCCGCTGTCTCAATGCCTACGCTGTCGCCAACGACCTCGACTTCGTGGCCTCCACCACCGGCACGGCAGTGGTCACCATCAAGCCCCGCGCAGCCCGCTAC